ATTAAACAACCAACTTGGTGGGACGGAGAAAAAACGGCAAACACTTTGACAAAATCAAAGGGAACGCAACGGATGCCTGATAAAGATAATTTTGGCGCATTATTGCAACCCATTTATTGCGGAAGCAATCCAAATGCTTCGGACACGGTCACATCGAAGTGGCAAAAGCAAAGTGGCGGTCCAGTTGGAAGTGAATGCGGTTTATTTGTGTTGCAACCAATCACCGCAATCCTGTTTGAAAACCATCCCAATGACAGCCGAATCACTGGTCCGCACGATGTTGCGCCGAGTTGCGTTTCTCGATACGGGACTGGTGGTGGCAATGTGCCGCTCGTCGTTCCTGCTGTTGCAATTCAAGGCTCAATGATTAATCGTCAGGATCACAACGGACCAAGCGGTTCAGGATGCTCAGATACTGGTGAAATGTATACGCTGACTAGCCAAGATACGCATGCCGTGGCGATAGTCAATATGCAAGGAAGCAAGTCAAACGCTTGCGTTTCTACGGATGGCTCGTCATACACGATCAACGGACACGATGTCCATGCTGTTACGGTTGCCCCAATTGGATGCTTTAAAAGCGGTCAAGGCGCAAAATCAAGAAGCATTGGATACAGCGAAACCGTATCGCCAACCCTGCCAAGCAACGCAGGTGGAAATACTGCGCCATCGCTAGTTCAAACTATGCAAGTTCGCCGCCTGACTCCAACCGAATGCGAACGGCTGCAAGGATTCCCCGATGGCTGGACAGCGATCCCTTGGAAGAAAAAGAACGCAGAGGACTGTCCTGATGGACCTCGCTACAAAGCCCTGGGAAATTCGATGGCAGTTAATTGCATGGAATGGCTTGGAGAACGAATTCAAAAATTTGACCAATCCTCCCTATGTCAGTTGCCGTAAAGAGAAACGGGTCTCGAAGCAACATTTTCCAAATCGACGCGCAGGTGCTGGGCAAAGTCAAAAAGCCCAATTAGCGCAGATCGATTCTGAAGCGTTCTAAATTTGGACTGACGGTAGGACTCCCGAAGCAAAAAAACGCTCCACAGTCGATCCTGCGAGACACGATTGCCAGCGTGAACGATGAGAGCAGGAATAAAAAAAGCCCCTTGACGGGGCAGGAATCATTGTGGTGCAGACACCACATACAAACCCATATTTTTTTTCTTGAGTGTCCTCCCGTGATGATCAGCCCACCGCTTCAACTCTGAAAACGATTCGGGAAACCGATCTCTGGGATGCAGGATGCTTGACCGAACATCCACCCAATGACCGATGCCTTCGCCCTCCAGCCCTGCAAAGAATCCGAACTGTTTTCGAGCAGGAAGCCACAACGCATAAGTGATGATCTTTTTCATTGTGCCTCCTCCTGCCAAATTGAATTGTCGGAAGTGTCCCAATGCACGATGTCCGTGCGAAGCATAGGAGTCTTGCGCTGACAGTCTGCTCTGTCCTCACGATGCCAATCGCAGAGCGTCTCGATCTCTTGCAAGGCTTGCGGGATCGTCATCACGATTCCATCCTTGCGATGTTCAAGAACCATTCGCATTGCCAATGTTTCCGCAGTAAGTTTCTTGGTCATTTGGATTCCTCAATGCGGACAATGTTCATTGCCCAAGGTTCAGGCGTGTAGTAGACATTGCGACCATCGGCGAGAGTCCCGATGTAATGATTGTCGTTTGTCAGATTCTCATCGCAGTCGATGTAGTTGGGTAAGCAGTCGATCCAATTGCCACCGAGCGCATCTGCTTTCGCAAACGCTCTAGTGACATCGATAATGATCTGCGAGTCTGTTGGAATTTTGGTTTTCAAAGCGCACCTCTTTTTGATGCAACATAAACCTGAATCCAATCGCCACCGACAAATTTTCTATTCACAAGTGGCACTGACAATAGACCAAGACTTTCCTGCCTCTTTGCGTCCAAGATAACTTCGTACCAACCACTACCTACATGGATTACTCCGCTGTCGTATCGCATTATGTGCTGATCCGCTTGTTCCTTTGTAAGGTTAAGACCGTGTGTGGTCAAAAGATTTTGGAAACCCTCTGGGGATGTGCGAACTGCCACATCGACCATTCGCATAATCAAAGCACACTTGTGCGAATAGATCGCAAGGGTTTGCATTTCAAAAGTTGTGTCTGTAGTTGTCATTTGTATTGCCTTTCTTTTTTAGGATTGAATGAACACAGTTGAGTCTTCAAGTTCTGCGACCACATCGCAGTTGGAATAATTTTCGAGTTCGTCGGTGTCGGAATTCTCGACTTCGACATACTCACAGCAGATGCCGACTACATCGAGTTCAATTTCTGAACCCTCGTCAGCAGGGACATCGCCTTCTGCTTCGGTGATGTAGTTGAAGATGGCTACGAGAGCCTCACGAGAGAATTGATCCGCTCTCGATGAGGTGCGGAATTCTTCCAAGAAAATTTGTTCGGTCACGGTGATTTTCATTTGATGCCTTTCTTTATGTGTGTCGAAACCTGCGGAGTTGCAGACTCTTCCCCCCTTGGCAGGGGAGTCGAGTGCGGAACTACACGATTGAATCATTTACTTCCATCACCTCTGCGCCATAATGCGCCGTCACGGTAGCAAGCGTTCAATTCCAATTCGATCACGATGATGTCGTCTGCGAATTCCAAAAACCAATCTCGTTTGATTCTGTAGTAGGTTGCGTGTTCCCTCAACCCGTGAATAAGGGACTTTTTCGCTTGCGCTTCGGTTCGACCGTATGCAGAGAATGAGAAATTTGGCGATTCAAGTTGTGCGTTGAATATGTTCATTTGAACTCCTTGTAGAGAAATCGTGCGAGGACAACTGTTGAATTGTTTTCTTCCTTCCAACCCATCGAAGCCCAATCGCCAAATTCAGCGATGAAGTCGGAAACCCGATCCTGAACGGTGATGTCGATGCAGTCCACATCTTCAAAAAATTCTTCTGTGGACATTTGTTGCGAGAGAATCGAATGAGCAAAGCCCATCCATTTTTCTTCAATGACCGCTCTGTCAAACTCTCGTTGTCGTGCGACGATGCGTGTGGAATTATTGTGTTGCTTTTTCATATGTGTTGCCTTTGTGTTCTCGATTCTGCCTTTTAGGCTTGTGTGAATTTCGTACCTGTGTGAAGCATACAAGGTAATCGACTGTATGCAAGAGTATTCTTTGGTATTTATCAAGATTTATCGGAAATGCCTATTTTTATAGATATTATTTTTTGCTATTGACATCGATTTTGGGGTGATTAAAGTGATTGAATGACCGTCATAGGAATGAATGAGAATGGATATCGAATCGGAATGTCTCATCAAAATTGCACTATTTCACAGGAAATCGTGGACAAAATGAGAGATATGCACGAGGATGAAATGGTTGGATATCGCCGTCTTTCTGCGATATTTGGTATCAGAAGGTCAACAGTTCAGAAGATTTGCAAGTACTACATTCGAGCGCAAACACCGAGTAAATGGAGGAGAATCAATGGCTAGAGTCACAAGACCGTCGAAGGAAAATGCACCAAAAAGTGCAGGAAGACCGACGAAATACAATGCGAAAATTGCCGATGAGATTTGCGAAAGATTGGCACTTGGGCAGTCTTTACGGGAGATTTGCAGAGATCCAAAAATGGTCGGAATGGCGACTGTGATGAGATGGATAAGAGAAGATCGAGAAGATTTCGACATCAAGTACACACGGGCGAGGGAACTACAAGCGCATACTTGGGTGGATCAAATGAAGGATTTAGCCACGAGTTTGCCTGAAAAAAATCCGCTGACAGGATCGTATGACAGCGCAAGCGTGAACCATATTCGCAACCAAGTAATGACCTTGCAATGGCTAGCAATGAAACTAAACAGCAAGCGATACGGCGATCAGGCTCGACTGTCTCACGATGTTGCAGGTGGTCTAAATCTGCGCGTAATCACGGGCGTTCCTGATGCCAGCGACGAAACAAACTGACATAGAAATAAAGTATTCGCCTCGACCGTGGCAGAAGAAATGTCATAGGAAATTGAAGCGATTCACTGTGCTTGCACTACATCGCCGTGCAGGAAAAACAGAACTTGCGTTGATGCAATTGATCAATTCCGCATTGAAATTCGACAAGGATCAAGGCTTCTTTTGCTACATTGCGCCGTTCCTTTCACAGTCGAAATCGATTGCTTGGGCGAGGCTGAAATTAAAACTTGAACCGCTTCGATTGTTGGATGCGATCATCATCAATGAATCAGAATTGTCGATCAAATTCAAGCACAATTTGAGCATGATTCGCTTGTTCGGTGCTGACAATCCTAATGCTCTCCGAGGGCTTAGAATAGATGGGGTGGTATGTGACGAGGTTGCACAGTTTCGACCTCAAATATGGACAGATGTGCTTCAACCTGCCACCTCTGATCGTCACGGCTGGGCAGTATTCATTGGAACACCCAATGGCGTAAATCTATTCAGCGAACTGTTCCAAAAATCGTTGACGCTGGACGATTGGTACGGCGCAAAATATACGGTTTATGACACGAATTCACTTGATTCTAAGGAAGTGGATCGATTGAAAAGGGATATGTCCGAGGTCGCATTTGCCCGTGAATATCTGTGCGACTTCGATGCATCCGCTGAAGATCAATTGATCAGTTTGTCCGATGCGATCACAGCGAGTCGGCGTGAATATGTCGATAAAGATATTGAATCTGCGCCTCGAATACTTGGCGTTGATCCTGCTCGATTCGGCGATGATCGAAGCGTCATCTGCAAGCGTCAAGGTCTCGTCTGCTTCGAGCCGTTGATCTACAGGGGCATCGACAATATGGATCTAGCAGGTCGAGTCGCAAGCGTCATCGAATCGTGGCAGCCAGATGCCGTGTTCGTCGATGCGGGGGCAGGGAGCGGAGTCATCGACCGACTGCGACAACTCGACTATGACCCCATCGAAGTCCCTTTCGGCGGGAAGGCGGTGATGGACAAACAGTTCGCCAATCGGCGCATGGAAATGTGGTGGCTCATGCGTGAATGGATCGAAGGGGGGGGTGCCATCCCCGATTGCGCGAACTTGAAGCAGGAACTCGCCACACCTATTTTTTGGTATGACGCAAGTGGGAGAAAAGTTTTGGAGTCTAAGGATGACATTAAGAAGCGTTTGCAAGGCGGTGGAAGCCCTGACATCGCAGATGCTTTGTGCCTGACCTTTGCGTACCCAGTTTCAAAGCGTGTGCCATATGACATTGCGACTCGTTTGAGGAAGAGGATTCATCACGAGTACGACCCATACGCTCCTGAGTTTCAGAAATGATTGTAAATAGGTACCCGTAACTCTTGTGTTCGGAATAATTTTTCAGCATTGGAAACATGTATGACTGAAGTAAGACGCATTACTTTTTCTGAAATATCAACTGATGAATTTGATCAAATTGTTGATATGGCAAAAAGGTTTCTTGCGTTTGCCCCTCACGGTTCTTTGATTAAAAACACGACAGAAGACCTTGTAAATACTGTGAAATTGTTGTTGGAATCTGGGGTTATTTTTGTTATTGATGTTGGAGGTAAGGCTGTTGGAATCTTGGCTGCGATGATGACAAATGTTTGGTATTCGCCTTCGACAAAGATGGCGCACGAGATGATGTGGTGGGTAAATGAAGAGAATCGAGGCACAATTGCTTCAATTAAGTTGATTAAGGCTTACGAGAATTGGGCAAAAGAAAATGGCGCAGATTTGATTGCGATGTGCGATTTGGTGATTGAAGGACAGGAACCAGTTGGTACGACATTGAACAGGCTTGGCTACGAAATGAGTGAACGAACATACATCAAAGGAGCGAAGTAATGCCATTGTTTACAAGTATTGGACTTGCTGTTGGTGCATCTGCCGCTACTGCTGCTGCTACAGGTGCGGCAGTTGTAGGAGCCGCCGCCGCTGCCGCAGGTGCTGGCTACACAATCTCTGCTGGCGAAGATGCCAAGAAGAAACAAGCATCGGCATTGTCAAAGCAAGAATCAGCGCAGAAGCAAGCAGTGAATGCGGCTCAGGGTCAGCGCAAGCAAAGCGAGATGGCAATTAATCAGGCGAACAGACAGCAACCGAACATTGCAGGGATTATGGAATCTGCCTCGGCTGCATCGAGTGGTGGTCCCTCTGGAACTATGTTGACTGGTCCGACTGGCGTTGACCCGAATTCTCTTGCACTTGGCAAGTCATCTCTACTTGGAAGTTAATGCAGTATTCACCCGACAATCAGTCTTACAAGGGCGCACCAAAAAGGGAGCAATTGCTTACCCGTCTTGGTCACTTGAAGTCTGAACGAGCGAGTTGGATTGCACATTGGCAGGAGATTACTTCTTACATTTTGCCTCGCAACGGTCGATATTTTCAGCAGGACAGGAATCGTGGGTATCGCCGTCACAACAACATTTACGACAATACTGGTACTCGCGCCTTGCGAACTCTTGGCGCTGGCATGATGGCTGGTGCGACTTCTCCTGCCCGTCAGTGGTTTCGTCTAGGGACTGGGGATCCTGATTTGAATGCATTTTCTCCAGTGAAGTTGTGGCTGGACACGGTGACGAAGAGGATGCAATCTGTTTTTCAGCAGTCAAACACCTACAGGTCTTTGCATCAGATGTATGAGGAACTGGGAGCGTTCGGTACGGCTGTCAGTATTGTGTTGCCCGACTTTAAGAATGTCATTCACCATTATCCTGTGACTGTTGGCGAATACTGCATTGCGTCTGACTATCAGGGAATGGTTTGCACTTTGTACCGAGAGTTTGACAAGACGGTTGCCGAACTCGTTAAGGAATTTGGTTACAAGAATTGCTCTCATTCTGTCAGGAATCTGTATGACCGAGGCAGTTTGGATCAGTGGGTACCGATTATTCATGCGATTGAGCCTCGTGAGGACAGGGATTCGTCGAAGAAGGATGCGAAGAACATGCCTTTTCGCAGTTGTTACTTTGAGGTTGGTGGAGATGACGGAAAGTATCTGCGAGAGGGTGGATACAAGCACTTTCCAGTGATGTGTCCGCGCTGGAGCGTTGTCGGCGGCGACATTTACGGCAATTCCCCTGGTATGGAGGCTCTTGGCGACATCAAGCAGTTGCAGCATGAGCAGTTGCGTAAGGCTCAGGTCATTGATTACCAGACAAAGCCACCTCTTCAGGTGCCAAACTCGATGAAGAACCGAGATGTTGAGAGTTTGCCTGGCGGTATCACCTTTGTTGACGGTGGCAGCCAGGGTATTAAGACGGCGTTCGAGGTGAATTTGAATTTACAGCACCTTCTCGGAGACATTCAAGATGTCCGTGAGCGTGTTCGTGGGTCTTTTTATGCTGACTTGTTCATGATGTTAGCAAATGCGACTGATACGCGTATGACTGCAACAGAGGTTGCTGAACGACACGAAGAAAAGTTGTTGATGCTTGGTCCCGTGATCGAGCGCCTCCACAACGAATTACTTGATCCACTTATCGACATTACATTTCAGCACATGGTTCAGGCTGGAATTGTTCCGCCAGCGCCACCAGAGTTGCAGGGCATGGAGTTGGAAGTTGAGTTTGTTTCGATGTTGGCACAGGCTCAACGGGCAATTGGGACAAATAGCGTTGATCGGTTTGTGGGCAACCTTGGCGCAATTGCTCGGATGAAGCCTGATGTGCTAGACAAGTTTGATTCTGACAAGTGGGCAGACTCATATTCCGACATGCTTGGCGTTGATCCCAATTTGATTGTGGCTGGCAAGCAAGTTGCGATGATTCGAGACGCTCGAAACAAGGCAATGGCTGCGAAAGAGCAGACTGCGATGATGGAACAACAGTCGGCAACTGCAAAGAATTTGGCGCAATCACCAACAGGAAGCGGTCAACAGAACGCGTTAATGGATGTAATGAACCAATTTAGTGGGTATTCAAACCCTTCACCAAGTCAAGTTTAAGGAGTAAACAATGGCAATCCCAACAACATTATCAATTGCGACTACACCAAACAGTTTTGAATATGCGGCGGCAATCACGACAAGTAATACCGTTGACTTAACTGGCGTTACTCGCGCAGTATATGTTGGCGGTGCAGGAAATATTACGGCGGTCATGTCTAATGGCGATGTTGTTTTGTTTACTGCGGTACCTCTTGGAACTGTGCTTCCAATTCGATGCACACGCATTAACGCAACTGCAACAACTGCTACTGCGCTAGTCGCAATGTATTGACGGTACCCGTGCTTTACAGACAATGATTAAATTTTAAAAGTGAGTAACTACGATCCGCTAGACATTCGAGGTCAAGAGCAAACGAAGGAAAATAAAGACCTTCGAGAAAAACTAAATAGGCAGAATGAAGAATCAGATCTGAAATGGCTGATGAGTAACAAGAAAGGTCGAAGGATCGTATGGAGGATGTTGGATCAGGCAGGAGTTTTTAGGCTTAGTTTCAGTCAGAATTCAATGCAGATGGCATTTAACGAAGGAAACAGAAACAGCGGACTAAGAACAATTTCGATGATTCACCAGACTTGCTCAGACTTGTATCAGGTAATGCTAAAGGAACAAAATGACACAAACAGAATCATTGATGACAACACCAGCACCAACCAATAACGCTGCTGTTGCATCGACTGAATCTCCAACAGGAGATGTATCAAATGCGGTTGTGACTCAAGACCAGCCAGTTGCAGATGCAACTGAGACTGGCAATACAGAGGGCGACAGTAAGGATGCTCCAAAGACCGAAGCGGTTGGCGCACCAGAAAAGTATGAATTCAAAGCCCCAGAAGGCAAGAATTTTGACAACGAAGTCATTTCGACATATTCGCAAGTCGCCCGTGAATTGAATTTGAGTCAGGATTCCGCGCAGAAGATGTTAGACACACTTGGTCCAAAACTCGCTGAAAGGCAGATGGCTCAGATCGATTCCATTCGACAAGGATGGGTTGATTCGTCACGAATTGATAAGGAATTCGGCGGAGAGTCACTCGACAAGAACATGTCGGTTGCGAAGAAGGCGTTGGACACATTTGGGACACCTGAACTGCGAACTGTATTAAATCAATCTGGTCTAGGGAATCATCCTGAAGTCATCAGGTTTTTCTATAGAGCAGGAAAATCAATTAGTGAAGATGGTTATGTCGGTCCGTCAAGTGGCTCAGGTTCAAAGGGACAACCACAAGACTTTGCATCACAAGCGTCAGTGCTTTATTCAAATCAAAAATCTTAATTTTAAGGAACATTTTTTATGCCAACACTTGCAACAACAAATTTAACTCTCGCTGACTGGGCGAAACGAACTGATCCAAACGGATCTGTTCCAGTCGTGGCTGAACTCCTCTCGCAAACAAATGAAATTCTTCAGGACGCAGTTTTTAAGGAAGGCAATTTGCCGACTGGCGAACGCGTTGTAATCCGAACAGGATTGCCAACCGTGTACTGGAGAGCATTGAATCAAGGTATTCCAAGTAGCAAGTCAACGACTGCACAAGTTGACGAAGCATGTGGAATGCTTGAAGCCCGTTCAGAAGTGGACAAGGATCTTGCAATGCTCAATGGCAATACGGCTCAGTTCCGTTTGTCCGAAGACACTGCGTTCTTGGAAGCAATGAACCAAACACAGGCACAAACAATGTTCTATGGCAACCCTGCCACTGAACCAAAGTCGTTCCTTGGATTGGCTGGTCGATACTCAACTTTGACTGGGACAATTGGTCAAAATGTTATCACTGCTGGCGGAGCAGATGCCACCAAAAACTCAAGCATTTACTTGGTTTGTTGGGGCGACAATACTGTGTATTGCCCATTCCCTAAGGGTTCTAAGGCTGGCTTGATTCATGAGGATCTTGGTGAGCAAACTGTGTTTAACAGTGACACGCGCATGCAAGCGTATGCAACTCGTTACCAATGGAAGAACGGGTTGGTAGTCAAGGACTGGCGTTATTGCGTCCGAATCTGCAACATTAATTTGACGCACCTTCTTGCTGGAACTGATACGCAAACAACAGCGGTTGGAACAAACATCATCAAGTTGATGGCTCGGTCTTTGTATCGCATTCCAAACATGGCAATGGGTCGATGTGCGTTCTACATGAACCGAACAGTTCATTCTGGTCTTACTGTCCAAGCAATGGATCGAAGTCAGCAAGTTCTAAAGGTCAATGAAGGATTGTCTCAGTTTGGTCAACCACACAGTTGGTTGTCATTCTTGGGAGTTCCATGTCGCAAGGTTGATGCGTTGCTTACTACAGAAGCCGTTGTCTCATAATTCAAATTTTAAAAAGGAAAAAACACAAAATGATTACTGATAAATTACTAAGACTTTCGGATGCCCAAGCAATCTTGGGTGCGGATTTGGCAGCAACTGATGTTATTGATCTTTTGCAAGCGCGAGATATTGGCGAAGGAACTGATTTGTATATGGTGGTTACCGTGATCACCGCCTTTACTGCTGGAACATCTATTGAATTCATTGTAAAGGGTTCTACTGACGCAACTATTGTGACTGGTGATACAACACTTGGCACATCGGGCGCAATTGCACAAGCCAATCTCACGGCTGGAGCGCAATTCTTTGTTCGCATTAACCCACAATTTGCAAGTACAGGACAGCGTTACATTGGTGCTTTCTACGATGTAACTGGAACATTTACTGCTGGTACTGTTACAACCGATATCGTTTTGGATGTTTCAGATCCAAAGAAGTTTTATTCGTCTGGGTTCTCTGTCACTTGATAATTTAAGGAGATTTAATGTCAAAGGTAAAAGCAAAAGTCACATGTTTCATTGACAACTCACTCCGCAATGAGGGAGATGAATTTGAATACAACGGTCCAGAAAACGGAAATGTCGAAATTCTCGACGGGACTGAATTTGAAAAGACCGAAGTTAAAGTAGAAGACACTCCAGTTGCAAAACAAAAGTGGACTCCAAAAAACAAGACTGTTGCTTCTTCGGCTGACTAATCTCGTTTGTAAAGATTCATACGAGCGAGGGGAGTCGATGAGAAATCACGACTCCTCTCGTTTTCATAAGGAGGTTCGATGGCTAGCGTTGTAGATATTTGTAACCTTGCGTTGGCTCATATTGGTGACGATGCAACGGTTTCGAGCATTGATCCTCCTGAAGGATCTGCACAAGCCGAACACTGCAAGCGTTTCTATGCAATTGCAAGAGACACGATGCTCCAAATGCATAATTGGAACTTTGCTTCAAAGCGCATCTCGTTGGCTCAAGTTACAAACCCAATAACAGAATGGCTGTATGCATACGCGGCTCCTTCGGACATGTCTGTTGCCGTTTCAATTCTTGCTTCAGATGCTGGTGATGATTACTCTGCTCGTTTCGTTCCAACCGACACGCCATTCTTTCCGCCAGTTGTTGCGGCTGGGCAGTACACACCTCAACCATATTCAATTGAGGTTGACATTCTTGGCAACAAAGTCATTTACACAAATCAAGAAAGTGCCGTACTTCGGTATCAGGCTTTAGTTGTAGATCCAACAAAGTTTGATGCGTTGTTTGTTCTGTCTTTGAGTTGGCATCTTGCAAGCATGCTTGCAGGTCCAGTCATCAAAGGAGATGCAGGATCTGCTGAAGCAAAGCGTTGCATTCAGATGATGGCTGGATACTTGCAAGCGGCGAAGCAATCTGATTCAAATCAAAGGAACATCAGGGTTGAGCATGTTGTTTCGTGGACAAGCGGACGCTAATGCCAACAACCAGAACATTCAATCGTTCATTTGCTGGTGGCGAGTTGTCGCCAGAAATGTTTGGTCGTATTGATGATCAAAAGTTTCAGACTGGTGCTGCAAAGATGCGGAATTTTATTGCGTTGCCGCAAGGTCCTGCCGTAAACCGACCAGGAACAAAGTTTGTACGCGCAGTCAAAGACAGCACCAAGAAGACTCGACTCATTCCATTTACATACAGCACCACACAAACAATGGTTCTTGAGTTTGGCGAGGGCTACATTCGATTTCACACGCAGGGCGAAACACTGCTTGTAGGAACTCCAAGCGCATTCAGCGCAACAAAGACAATTACGGCTGTTAATACTGCCACAGATACCGTGACAAGCAACGCGCACGGTTATGCAAACGCAACGCCAATTCAAATTGCAGCCACTACAACAATTCCAGTGGGCTTGTTGGCTCTTACAACTTATTATGTTGTTGGGGCAACCGCAAACACATTTCAATTCTCTTTGACTGTTGGTGGAGCGGCAATTGACATTACAAGTGTTGGTGCTGGAACAATTACCACAAATCAAGTTTATTCTTTGGGTGATCTTGTAAGTTACGGCGGTTCAAATTATTACTGCATTCTTACATCGACAAACAACTTGCCGACCAATGTCACATATTGGTTTTTGATTTCAAGCCCCGCATACGAAATTCCAAGTCCATACTTGGAAGCGGACTTGTTTGACATTCACCATGTTCAGTCGTCAGATGTGTTGACATTGGTTCATCCGAATTATCCTCCACGCGAACTGAGAAGACTTGGCGCAACGCAGTGGACCTTAACTCCTATTTCTTTTGTTCCAGCCGTGACAAGTCCAACTGGCGTTGCTGTAACTGCGTCCCGCGGCGAAGCATTTAACATTACTGCAATTACGCAAGCAAACCCTGGCGTGTTGACGCTTTCGTCTGCTCATCAATTTGTTATTGGAGACTCAGTGTATGTCAGCGGCGTTCTTGGAATGACTCAACTTACTGATGGGTTTTATGTTATAAACAGTATTCCAGCAAGTGCAATATCTCTTAAAAACTACACGACTGGCGTTCCTGTAAATACGACCGCATACACCGCATACACAAGTGGCGGCACAGTTGAATATGGAACAAAGATATTTGACATAGTAAATTATTATGTTGTTACTGCTATTGGTGCAAATGGAGTTGACGAAAGTCTTGCATCTGCAAGCGTAAATGTAACAAACAATTTGTATGTCAATGGAGCGTTCAACACAATTACTTGGTCTGCGGTTACTAGCGCTATTCGATACAACATCTACAAAATTCAATCTGGATTGTATGGATACATTGGTCAGACACAGGCTTTGTCATTTACTGACGGCAACATTGCACCTGACATGGGTATTACAACTCCTATTGTTGAAACTGTTTTTAATAGTGCCAACAATTACCCTGGAGCCGTTTCGTATTTTGAACAACGCAGAGTGTTTGCTGGAACAACCTACGCTCCACAGCAATTGTGGATGACACGGTCAGGCACTGAAAGCGATATGTCTTATCGTTTGCCTGTAAAGGATGACGACAGAATTTCGTTTAAGGTTGCAGCGCGTGAAGCCAATACCATTCGACACATTATTCCGCTGCAACAATTGATGCTGTTGACCAGCGCAGCCGAGTGGCGTGTGTCTCCAGTGAACAGCGATGCCATTACGCCGACTACCATTTCAGTTCGACCACAGTCTTACATTGGCGCAAACAATGTGCAGCCATCAATTATCAATAACAGCATGGTCTATTGCGCGGCGCGTGGTGGTCACATCCGCGAACTTGGATATTCATGGCAGTCCAATGGATACATCACAGGGGATTTGTCGCTTCGAGCAGCGCACCTGTTTGACAATTATGAGATTTCTGACATGTGTTACAGCAAGTCTCCGCATCCACTTATTTGGTTCATCTCATCGACAGGACTGTTGCTTGGATTGACCTATGTTCCTGAGCAACAAATTGGTGCTTGGCATCAGCATGACACGGACGGCACATTTGAAAGTTGTGCAAGTGTTGCTGAAGGAGCAGAAGACCATGTGTATGTCGTTGTGAAGCGAACCGTTAATGGCAACTCAGTTCGATATGTTGAGCGGATGTCATCAAATGCATTTGATTCTCTCGATGATTGTTTCTTCGTGGATTCAGGTTTGACATATGACGGGAACAACACGACCGCAACAACTGTGACCGTGTCAGGTGGAACTCTTTGGGGACCAACCGAAGTATTGACAATAACGGCATCGACTCCAATCTTTGCGTATCCAGCGCTGACAGACATTGGGGACGCGTTCGTATTTACGGCAACTGACGGAACACAATACAGACTGACAATCGAAGGATGCTCATCAACGACCGTTGTTCAGGCTCGATCTGACAAGGTTCTAGCGGTGGCGTTCCGCAATGTGCCTATCTCAAATGGCGCATTTGCAAGAAATTCTGTTGGAGGTTTGTCACACTTGGAAGGCAAGACTGTTTCTATATTGGCTGACGGAGCCGTCATGCCAAGCAAAGTTGTTGTTGGCGGATCAGTTTCAATTGATCGAGCAGCAGTCAAAATACATGTTGGCTTGCAATACTTCAGCGACTTGCAGACTTTGCCACTAGCAATAAACATTGAAGCCTTTGGTCAGGGTCGAGTTAAAAACATCAACAAGGCTTGGGTTCGAGTGTTCCAATCAAGCGGTCTGTTTGTTGGACCTACCGCCGACAAGTTGACGGAAGCCAAGATGAGAACTGACGAACCATATGGATCACCGCCATCCTTGCGTAGCGACGAGATTAGCGTCAACATCACACCGACATGGGCGCAAGGCGGTCAGATCTACATTCGTCAGGCTGATCCACTTCCATTGACGATTGTCGGAGTAACCATTGAAGCGGTGGTAGGAGCATAAACATGTCATCATTTGCGTATGCAAATCCATATACTCAAATTAATCCTGAACTTTCCACCATACTGCAACCTTCAGGAGGTTATCAAGGTCCACCAAGCGGATTAGTGCAGTTCGACCAAAGTGGCGCACAAATTAGTGGCGGTGGTATGGATGCCGCTGGAGCGTTTCAGGTGGCTGGCGGAATCATGGCGATCTTTGGCGCGGCAAACAGCGCCATCGGGACTTTCTACCAAGCCCAAAGCGCACAGAATCAACTGAAGGTTCAGGCTCAGAACGAACGGTTCCAATCGCAGATGTCTGCCATCAACGCTCAGAGCGCCGAGTTTAGCGCCCAGCAGAGCCTCTTGTCTGGCGAGAAGCAGATTGGGCAGTACACAATGAGGGCTGGTCAACAGAAGTCGTCAGCGGTCGCCTCAATGGCTGCAAGAGGCATCCAAGGTGGAGTCGGATCTGCCAAGGAAGTCATTGGCAGTATGGACATCGTCAAGGAAATCGACAGGCTGACGATGTCTGCAAGCAATGTCCGTCAGGCTGAGGCACTTAGAAATCAAGCGATGAACTACCGCAACCAGTCCATTATGTCTGGGCTGTCAGCCGACAACCTCAACACCAGCGCTGGGACAATTTACCCAGGGCTTGGCGTAGCAACCAGCCTGATCGGAAGCGCAGCAGACATTGGTGGAAACTGGGCAAGAGACAACAGGCTTGAACAGTACCTTCGCGCACAATCAACCAAGAGATTCTAAATGCCAACAGTACCAACATCATTCGTCCCTCAAGTTTCTCCACAGGGTGATGGAGGAATGGTTCCACTTCAGGCTCCTCCAGTTGAGGGTGTACGCAACGCATTGCCAGAGCAACAGATTCGATTTGGCGAGGCAATGAGAAGCGCTGGAAATGTTTCCTTTCGGATTGGTCAGCAGTTGCAGGATTCGATTGACGAGGCGGCGGCAAAGGCTGCCGATGTGGAACTATCACAGTTCTCAAATAACATTCTTCGTGGCAAGAATGGATATCTCGGTCTTCAGGGTAAAGACGCGGACACAAGATACGAAGAGACAAACAGCGCAATCCTTTCTGCTGCAAATGGCATTCAGTCAAGACTAAAAAACAAGACTCAGGTTGAACTGTTTAATCAATCTGCGTCTCGAAACATTGTTCAGTTTCAGGGTCAGATGGGCGCACATTGGAACAATGAAGTTCCTAAATATTTGGCGATGGAATCGAATGCCCGTGCAATTCAATCGAGCCAAGACGCAATAAATTCGTATTCATCCTTTTCAAGCGCATATCTAGAAAGTATTGCAAAGGCTGAAGCGGAAACTGCAACGGGATTGTCTTATCTTGGAATCTATAAGGGATCTGCTCAATATGATCAATCAATGAAAAAGGTGCGTTCTGTAATTACGGCTGGAGTTGTCAGCAGGTTAATGGATGAAAATTCTTATCAAGATGGTTTGAATTATTTAGAAGAGCAAAACAAATCGAAGTTGATTGACGAGCCGACATATCAATCCTTGCGTTCTGGATTGATTGCAAACAGAGATCGGCAAATGCGTATTGAATTAACTTATGCCATTAGGAATGGCTATCCACTTACAACACCTTCTGGAACTGGAAACTATTCGACTCCAGTTGTTGGAGGAGAGATTGTAAGTTTTAGCGAAAATGAATATTCCACCAAAGACGGAAAAAAGGTTTTATCAGGATTGACATTAGAAGTCGGTTCTGGGACTCAAATTAGATCCCCTGGCAGATCTACAGTAGAAGATTACAAAGAGGGTAGTAGCACAGTTACTCTTAAAAATGAAGATGGATCTCAATTTCACTTCCAAGGAATTGTCCCCTTAAACATAAAGAATGGAGACAAAATTGCCCGTAATCAAATTATTGGTGTGGCAATGGATGATAAAGAAAATCCTGGAAAAGCAAATCTTACATATTCATTTACAAAAGATGGAAAATTAAAAGATCCGCAAAATGCAAATGTTCTTGTAGGTAATGTAGATGTGCCAAAAACAAATACACTTGAAGATCAACTTGCTCGTGCAAAGCAAATTCCAAACTTAGAAATGAGAAACCAAGTTGAATCGTCACTTAGGCAGGAGTATGCACAAGATGTTAATGCGTTTAACAAAGCATACAACGATCTTAAATTTCAAATTTACAACATGTATGCGGCTGAAATTGACATTCCTGAAGAAATGTTTGCAGCCCTTAGTCCATCAGATCGAAAAGAGTTTGATGCTAAAAAACTTGAGTCGTCCTCTTTAGATGCAAAACTTGCAATCGCTGTTGCTGGAGGTGCAAATAAAGAATTGCTAATTCAATATGGAACGCAACTGACAAAGCAAGATCGTTTGGCTTATTTGAATCAAATGAACACCGCAGGGTCATCACCAGCATCTTTTGATCAAGACATGTTTAGCATGCTGCTTCGTCAAAATAATTTTGCTGTGTATGCGGATCCAAAAAAAGATACAGACAAATTAAAAACATTGCAATTGCGTGACGATGTTAATACGAGGATTCAAAAGCAAAAGCAATCTACTGGAAAAGATCCTTCTGATGAAGAAAAGCAAAAGATTATGATGCGTGTTATTGCAGATCAATATTATATTGACAAATCTTTTGCAATAGATCCACAAGTCCCAACTGCATCACTAACAAAAGAAGAAAAGGAAAAGGCATACAAATATGTAATGGGAACTAAAATGTCTTTTGACGATTACCAAAAATTGCCGAATATTCTTGTTGGCGGAAAAACAATTACCAAAGAAAAGTATGAAGAAATATCTATGATTCTTGCTGAACAAGGCGCAAAAAATACAGAAGAAAATGTCTTAAAGATGCTAAAAGTAGAAGGATCTAAATGATTAATCAGCCAGAATTAGAAGCCATTGATTCGTCAATGACTTCTCCACCAAAAGATGTCTTGAGTTACTCCGTGTCTCAAAACCCAGTTGCAAGTGAACTTGATGGAGATTCAATTGACAGTTCAATACAAAATGCGCTAACAGAAACCGCGTCAAATCAAAGCAAGAAGACACCAATTTCAATTCCAGTTCAAGAGTTAACTCCAATTGAAAAGGCTGTAAATGAATACGCCAAAATAAATAACGCAAGAAACAAGACGGCTTTAAATCAATCCCTTGTTTCTGCTTCTGCCAAAGATCCAGATACGGCTGCAAAGTCTCAGGCTCTTGCTACAAGTTTGAATGTTTCTACTGGGGTTGTTGACTTTGACATTGAACTTGCAAAGAGACAAAGGCTTTTGAGACAAGCGGAGGCAATGAAACTTGCCGAAAAATATCCGTCACTAGCAAGAAGTTTTTTAAATCAAGACTTTGCCGCAATTGCACATGATGACATTGACAATCTTGCAAAGACTTCAGACATATCAAGAAGGCTTATAGCAACAGAGAAATCGCCATCTGATTCGCTTCCATTAGAATTTGATCCAATAAGGACGGCAAATTATTATGCAACCAATACATTGGAAGGATTTAAATCTGATTGGGAACGAGGTTACAAGTCTGGCGACATAACTGACAGATCATCAAAGTTAGGATATTCAGCATTCACAGCGCCAGGTTCTGAATCAAGAGATGCATATATTTTTCAGGCTGAAAATCTAAAAAGCAAAACAGAAGAATATCTTGGAACTTGGACTGAAAGTCTTGCAGAACTTGCGGGGCAAATGGCACCAATGACCGTAGAAGCCGCAGCAACTGGCGTTGTTGCTTCGGGCGGAGCCGCGCTTGTTGCTTCTATTTTCCCTCCTGCTGAACTCCCTCTTGTCCCTGGCGCTTTTGCGGCTGGATTTGCTGGGTCAATGAGTTATCAATCTTATGAAATTGAAACTGGCGCTTCTTATCTTGACCTAAGAAAAGGAGATGAAGATTACGAGCCAATGTCGCATGAAGAGGCTGCGGCTATAGCGCCAACCGTTGGGTTAATAAATGCTGTTTTAGAAACTGCTTCTAACTTTTTCTTTTTTATTCCAGGAGCCAAACTTGCAAATTATGCATTAAAAAAGACAGTGAAAGAAACGGTGTCTAAAAGCCTCAGAAAGGCAACCGTTGGGAAACTCGCAAGGTCTGCTGCAATCCGTGTTTTAAAAACTGGATCACTTGAAACAGTAACGGAAGTCCTACAAACAATTGTGCCAAAGATAGTGCGTGAAGCCAATGTTCCTGAAGGTCGTGTGTCTGCATTTGATACTGAAGAAGGCAGAAAAAGATTTGCAGATGAAATTGCTGTAACTATTGAAAAAACTTTTAAAGGTGCTTTTTTACTTGGTCTTATTCCTGGCGGTGCTAAATTTATTCACGAAAGATCAATTCTTAATGAATCAATTCTGCAACAAAATGAAATTACAAATTTTATTAATATCGCAAAAGAATCAAAAGTAAATAAACGAAGCAAGATTACATACGCCTCTTATCTTGCTCAACTACTTTCTGGCGAATCTATACACATAGGTGTAGAGCAATTTGAACAGATAAGAAAAAAGAGCGAAGTAAGCCTTGAGGAACTTGAAAAGATAATCCCTGGAATTACCAAACAGGTCGCAGATGCAAAGGCTTCTAGCAGTGATATTGTAATTCCAACATCTTTGTATTTGTCAGAACTTATTGATACTGAATTCGGCGTTTTGATTCGCAACGATATCCGCGCAAATGCAAAAGGAAAAAGCATTAATGACATTGCTGAAGATGAAATCAGTAAAAAAGAGTTTCAAAAAGAATTAAAGCAAGAAATCGAAGACTTCAAGAAAACAAATAAGGACTGGGCAGAAAGTGCTGGGAACATTGAAGAAGAGGTGTTTGCAAAAATTAAGGCTGCTGGTAATTACACAGAAGAAGAAGCCCGTATGCTTGCCCAATGGCATCGAGATACTGCGGTAGTTCTTGCGTCAAGATTTGGAATGACACCAGAAGAATTTAACGCAAAGTTTGGGCTGTCAATTGAAAGTGCATATACGCCAGAGCAACAGGCTCCAGCGCAAGGATCGTTTGAGCAAGCATCACGCGCAGACCTAGGGCTTGGACAACAGGCTGTTCCTGCTCCTGACAGCGGAACATTCGACGCAAACAACCCACCAGTTTCAAGCGAGGCAATCTTTGCGCTGATGGATGCAGATGGAAAAATCTACTACGACATCAATGCAACGATGCACGGCGATCTTGTCGAAACATTTCCTGACATAACGGATACGGTCATTGACGGCGGATTCATTGTCAATGGCAAGTACATGATGGGCAAATCTGATGGTGGCTATTCAGCATTCGAGGGTGAACAAAAGCAAATTGACGCAGTTCGTAATTTTACGGAACAGGCGAACACTACAACCGATCCGAACATGTTAAGGCAGGAGTTAATAGAAGTAAATCACAAACGAGAAAAAACAACTGGTCGATATGTTGGTGCGCCAGATTGGATTGGTGGCGACACCAAGAAATTAAATGTATTAAGAAAGAAACTTAAAGCACTTACGCTTGAAGGCGAACGCGGTCGAATGTGGTACGAAAATTCAAGCAAAGCAATTCTTGAAATTACTGGTGGTGACATTGCAGAAGCAGAAAAAATAGTTTCTCTTATTGCAATTTATTCCCCGAACGCAACAGTTCCCGCAAACACCTCAATGGCTTTAACGGCGTACTATCAATGGAAGGCTGGTCACAAAATCAAAGCAGGATTTTCTGCCTCCGACAAGAAAGCAGAAGAACTTCTTCGAAACAATAAACCGTGGAGTGGAATTAAAACCAACTCGTTTTATCAAAACTTGATGGTTGAAATTGATCCTTCACGACTTGATACTGGCGTTGCCACAATGGATATGTGGATGGCTATTGCGTTTGATTATGGCGACAAGGCATTAGATCAAGGACCTAAGTACAAATTTAGCGAACGAGAAATGCAACGCCTTGCATCCGAACTTGGTTGGAAACCACATCAAGTCCAGGCTGCTATTTGGACAGCAATGAAAGGTCGAGTAGATGCAATACGAGGCGAACTAAAAAAGCAAGAATTAAAACTTGGAATTGGAAGACTTGTAACCAAAACAGATCCAATAACAGGCAAGGAAAGCGAAATATACGAAGTCATTCCAGATAAAAAATATGAACATTTTAAACTTGCACACAAGATTGCAATGGAATACACGCTGACTCCAGAAGATATTAACGCAAGCAAGTATGACTTTAGCGATGCAATACGCGAACGCACAGTTCAAATGTCATGGGAGGCTACGCCAAGCACATCGACGGGAAGATCATTGCCTGGAATTCATGGCGCTTCACTTAAACAAAAGTTTGAATATTTACAAGCCATTCAAGATGTTCTTACTGAAAACGGTCGAGATGTTATTGCTGATCTTGCAGGTCTTCCGCAAGGCACAACTGCCAATGGTTTCAGCGCATGGCTTGGCGACATTGGCGCTGGCGCTCAAACATTTGTTCCAGTTCCATCAAGTGGGTTTGGGAAAACTAGAGCAATAAAACCATCCGCAGTTGAGATTCTTGATTTGGCATCTGCCATTCGTGGCTATGTGCTAGAGCAAGATGCAATTGTGTATCACACTCCTGTGTGGGATGACGCAAAAATGCGTCAAAATGGATTGCAATTATCTGCTTCTCGACCACTCACAAAAGAAGAAATGCAGACTATGTATTCTGCAATACATCAAAAGTTTGGCACATGGGATCTTGCTCCTGGCTATCGTCCAGACGGCGCAAGAATTATTAACTTTACATCCATTCCAAATTCTGAATTTCAGAAGGGAATGATTGAAATTATTGAGGCGTTGCCAAAATTGTTTGGTGGCGGTACAATTGAAATCGAAACTTTTAGATCAGACGGAAACTACATATCTAATGATTGGACAAAGGACACAAATGGCGAAGGTTATCTTAAAAGAATCAAATCCAAACAGCCCGATATACAACAGCGGGTCGCAGATCTTCGTTCCCGTGTCGAAGCCGTCAACCGAAAGTTTGAAGCCAAGTATGGATGGGACAAACCAGCCTCAGGACTCCTTGAACAGTCCGCTCAAAACAAACCAGCAAGAGGATTCTTCAATCCAAAGCAACTGAAGGCAATGCTTGGTAGTAAGTCTGACATTACTACATTCTTTCACGAACTAGCACATTACTACTTGACCGTATATTCTAGAGTTGCTTCTGATCCACAATCTCCATCTCAAATCAGAGAGGATATGGACATAATACTTTCTTGGTTTGGAATTGCTGGTGAGACTCCAGAGCAAAGACTTGCGACTTGGAACGCAATGACTTTGGAAGAACAAAGACCGCATCACGAAGCGTTTGCATACAACAAAGAAATATATGTTTCAGAAGGCAAATCACCAAGCATTGAAATGCAGGGTGTGTTTGAACGATTCAGTCAATTCGTCAAGAGAATCTACATTTCAATTCGCGACGACCTGAACGCCATATACAAGCAGGAATTCGGGACAGATCTTCCAATGATGACTGGAGATATTCGCAGGGTCATGGACAGGATGATTGCAACCGACGAGCAAATTCGTTCTGCCGAAGAGCGAAGAAATATGGAGGACACTTTCAGGGATCAAGAATTATCTGGAATGGATGATGCTCAATGGGCTTCATACCAGCAGATGAGAGCGGAAGCCACACAGAAATCAGTGTCGGAATTGAACGAGCAAAGTCTTGCTGCGACAACATGGGCTTCAAGACTGAAGGCAAATAAGGTCAAGGAAATACAAGCCGAGCAAGAAGAACTCCGCAGTGAAATTCGCAAGCAGGTCAAGAAGGAAGTTGAGTCTCGAAATGTGTATCGAGCAATCAAGTTTCTCAAGTATGGAATTTTGCAGACGGCTGGAGGCGAAGAAGTTGAATTTACTGGTTCAAATAAATTGAACACGAATGCAGTCAAACTTATGGTTCCAAAGGAAAACATGGATAAGTTTGGATCTGGCAAGAATGGAATGGTTGCCCTTGATGGATACCACCCAGACATTGTTTCAGAAAGATTCAACTATTCATCTGGCGACGAACTTATCCTTGCAATTCTTGACGCAAAGCCAATGGATGAGGTCATTGATGGAATCACTGAAGACCGTATGGAAATCGAAAACGGGGAACTCAATTCTCCACAGGCTATCGAAGCGGCGGCTGACAAGGCAGTCCATAACGAGGCAAGAGTTAAACTCGTTGCCGTCGAACTGCGGTGGCTGAGCAAAGCAACCCAGCCAGTTCGTGCAATGATTGCAGCGGCAAAGTCTGTCGCAAAGCAGATGCTTGAGACCAAGAGGCTTCGAGACATCAAGCCAGGAGATTACGCATCCGCAGCGGCAAGGGCTGCCAAAGAATCGCAGACTGCATATTTTGCCACCCAAAGCGCAGAGACGGCAGCCAAGACCGCTTACACGCGTCACTACAACAAGATGATCGCTGAGGGGGCTGAAGAGGCAAAAGCCGTTGAGATGGCAACCAAGGTCTCTGATGAGGCACTGGCAAAGGCAGAGTCTCGGTCAGAGGCACACAAGAAGAAGTACGGCAAGATGAAGCCGAGCGAGGTTGCAGCACAGGCAAAGCGTTCCCAACTCCTACAGGAGCAGTTGGCGCTAGAGGCGAACGATGCACTTGACCAAGTTAAGAAGTCGCTCAAGTACTTGAGGAATGTCCTCAGCGACAAGAATGTGCAGAAGATTGGCGCAGACAATTCAGATCAGATTGCTCTTCTTTTAGAACGATTTGAGTTGAAGAACATTTCATTGAAAGAAATGGATAAGCGGACTTCCCTTGCAGATTGGATTGCAGGTCAATTGGAACTGGGTCTTGAAGTTGACATCTCTAAAGAACTCGTTGATCAAGCAAATAAAATCTCTTATCGAAATATGACGCTAAGTCAATTTAATGATTTGGTCGATGCGGTCAAGACAATCGAGTACATGGGCAAGAATGAAAACGCAATCCTTACTGCCGCAAAGAAGGCTGCGTTTAAAGAGACAAGAGACGAGATAGTTAAAAGCATTGTTGAAAACGCTGGCGACAGAAAGGCAAGTACACGAACAGCCAAATCAGGAACAATTGACGCAGTTATTTATCCGATAAAAAGATTTATTGCTGCCCAATTTAAGGCTGCATCTGTTGTAAGAATTTTGGATGGAGGGAAAGATGATGGACCTCTATGGAATTATTTGATTCGATCTGCAAACAAAAGCGGCGACAAAGAAACAACTATGAGGGCAACTGCTACGGAAGCAGTATCAAAAATCCTTGCGCCATTTTTTAAATCTGGAAGAATGGGTGGAAAAGGAAAGATGTTTAACTCTGTAAATGAAAGCCTGAACAGAGAAGAAAAACTTGTCATTGCATTAAATATGGGTAATGAAGGAAATATCCAAAGAATGCTTGATGGATATGGATGGACTATTGAACAGGTCATTCCGATTTTGGAATCAATGACAGCGGAAGAATTGAACGCTGTGCAAGAAATTTGGGATCACTTTGAAACATACAAGAATGAAATTTCAGCCATGTCAAGAAAGTTTTTTGGCAAGGATCTTGACTTTGTTGAGCCAACTCCAATTCAAATAAAGTCTGCGAGTGGTGAGGTTGTAAGTTTGAGGGGTGGCTATTACCCAGCAAAATATGATCCAATTGCAAGTTCTAAGGCACAAAAATTAGAAGAGGCAGAAATTGCGAAACAACCACTAAAAGCAGCGTATGTCAGCGCAACAACAAGTCGCGGATACTCAAAGCAACGAGCAGCAAAAGTAGTTGGTCAACCACTTATTAGAAATCTTTCTGCGCTTTACTCTGGACTCAATGAAGTTATTCACGATCTGTCGTGGCGTGAATGGACAATTGATGCCAATAAACTTATGCGTGACAATGCATTCGACAAAGAAATCAGGAATAGATATGGTTCGATTTTTACGGATCAATTGAAATCGTGGATTCAAGATGTTGCCGCTGGTGACAAAGCGATGGACACAGGTATGGATATCCCATTAAATTTCTTGCGACAAGGAATTAGTTCGGCTGGACTTGGATTTAATCTTCAAAGTGCAGTACTTCAGATTACGGGGTTTAATCAAAGTATTGTTCGAGTTGGTCCAAAATATATTGGTTATGGGATTATGCAGGTAATGAAACGCGGAACAGGTGCTTTTCGAGAAGTCAACGAACTTTCTGATTTTATGGCAAACAGGTCGAGGACTCAATTTCGAGAGTTAAATGAACTCAGGAATCGAATTCAGGGTCAAAGCGCAGTAATGAAAAAAGTAAGAATGGGAACATACTTTTTGATGATGAAAATGCAGAGAAATGTAGATGTTCCAACATGGATTGGTGCCTACACAAAGCAACTTGAAATAAATCCAGATGAACAACTAGCAATAGATATTGCAGATCAAACTGTTATTGATACGCAGGGTTCTGGTATGATTAAAGACCTTTCTGGTGTTGAACGAGGTGGCGCTGGAGCGAAATTATTTACGGTGTTTTATGGATACATGAACACCGTGTACAACATGGCTGCTGTTGAAACAATGACAGAAAATAAAAGGGGCAAATTGGCGGCTAAGTATGTAATGCTTTTTGTTGTCCCAGTTGTTTTGGGTTATGCAATTAAGAGACTTCTCAGACCAGGCAAAGATGACGACGATGAATTTGATTTAGAGCAAATAGCAAAAGATCTTTCAATTCAGCAGATTGAATATCTGATGGGAACAATTGTTGTCGCAAGAGAATTCTCGCAAATTTCAAAAGCAATAATTGATCCTTCAGCGCCAAGTATGGAATACAGCGGACCTGCTGGACTTAGAACAATTGGAGATACATACACGGCTGCAACGCAGTTTGGTCAAGGCGAATTTGATAGTGCATTTAGAAAAAGCGCAATCAATCTTATTGGAGATATAAGTGGTCTTCCATCGGCTCAGGTCAACAAAACAATTGATGGGATCGAAGCATTGATGGAAGACGAAACAACTGACATACGAGCGCCATTGTTTGGTGTCAGAAAATGATACAGGTACCCATATTCTTTTCGAAGATTCTAAATTCAAACTAGAGGACACATATGACTATTTCTAGCACAGTACGAATTGCGGGACCGTTCACAGGCAATGGCGTGACGACCACATTTCCTTTTTCATACAAGGTTTTTAGCACGGCTGATGTGCAAGTCATTCGGTTGACCATTTCGACTGGTATTGAGACGACTCTGACCATTGTTACCGATTACACCATCACCCTAAATGGCGATCAGGACAGCAATCCTGGCGGCAATATTGTGATGGTCACACCGCTGCTTGCCCTGTACAAACTGACTGCCACCAGCGACATTGCCAACCTCCAGCCAACCGATCTGACCAACCAAGGTGGCTTCTACCCTGAGGTCATTACAGACGCTTTGGATCGAGCCACAATTCAGATCCAGCAGATTTCAGACATTGGTGATCGCACACTTAAGATCCCAATCAGCGATGGCGCGTTGAACATGGAGTTGCCAACGGCTGCGTCTAGGGCGAACTCGTTCCTAGCCTTTGGCGCAACAGGCTTGCCAACCGTAGTAACGGCTGGTTCGAGCGGTGCGCCTACGACAATGACCCGCCAGAACTTTTCTGGTACTGGTTCGCAGGTGGCGTTTACTTTGGCAAGCGACCCAGGTGCGCTTGGCAATAGTGCTGAGGTGTTCATTGGTGGCGTGTACCAAAACAGGACTACCTACACGATCAGCGGCACGACCTTGACCTTTA